GTGGTGGCGGCCTTGAAAGTCTACCTTGTCACCGTTCTCGTCCTCCCACCGGAGCCTCAGCCGATGCAGAGCCAATGGGGTTGGCAGTTGTGTATACATCATCTGCTCGCTGATGTTGGTCGGACTGAACATGATTTTGGCCAATATTGTTTTTCCTTCGTGCAGGTTCTGGCTGTCGTGGTCCAGCAGCCTCAACACCAAGTACCTCGGGTACATGGTGTTCACCCCGTTCGAGGCTATCACGGTGTTGCCTCCTCCGCCACCGCCGTCATCGCCGGGAGCGTAGTGGACTCCTGCCTTAAATCCCAAAATCGTCGCGAGCGGTCCGGCGGAAAAGCGAATTTGAAACCGCGCGGGAGTGCCCAGTCCAGGTTTCGCGGCCACACGTACCTTTCCGGCAGCATCGACAAACCACTCGTACGTGTTGTCGGACCCAAAATGCACGTCACGTTCGCCGACGTGCATCTTCACGTCAGGCCCAACGAAGTACATCTGCCGGGCAAACCCAAACTCTTGAGCGACCAACGGCGACATCCACACTCCCTCAGCGTCCACCTTGACGCGATTAGCTTCGTTGAGCGAAAACGGTGTCTGAAGCATGCTTGCGGTGTGGTGAACCGCATCGAGATACCGGTTGTCCGACCACACCCCCCCATTGTAGACTCGGTAGCCACGGTGCTCTTCGGGAACGTTGCGAAAATCTGCCGCGGACATGAGTGCGCCGAGTTGGGACAGCATCGTCTCGGGTGCCATGTTGGACCCTCCCTCGAACGACACCGTTCGCCACCGTTGGTCTCCTTCTTTGAACTCAAATGTGCCGCTCGGCACTTTTTGGCAATTGGGTAGCTGCACCGACCCCAACTGCATCGCTTTGATGTTCTCCATCCGGTCAAATGATATTTCGTACTCACCGGGATCGTCGTCACCGACGTGTTTTGCGCTGTCGAACGACAAACTGTACACCTTGGACGTGCGTGCCATGGTGTGTGCCATGTTTGATTTTTAAAGCTGAGAGTTTTTCTTTTGCTTTAACATTATAATTTTTTTTAATTTTCGACACAACCTTGACACGACCTGACATGAGACCAGGGAAAAAAATTTGACAAAAATCAAAAAATACAGAAAAAGTAGTGACAAGAAAGAACAAAACATTTGTATTTGTTATTTTTTTAGACAAATGAACACAGCACCAACCCCACCTGCGTCGGTGTATGCCTGTGAGCATTGCGGTAAGGAGTACGCCGGTGCGAGCGGACTATGGTACCACCAGAAAAGGACGCTGTGCGTGGTTCCCCAAGTCGTCAACCGCGACTGTAAACTTTATGAACAGTACGAATGGGCTCTAGACCCTGCGAAGACGTCGGTGGTGTTGAGTGATTTCAACTGGACGCCTCCACGTTACACGGCAACGACGTGGACAATGTGGTTTAATCATTTTGAATTTTAGACAGAAGAAGCTTATTGAGTTTGTTTTCGTTTTGTACACCAACCCCTGCCACCGACAATATTTTGTTGCCTATTTTGTTGTCTTTCAAGTACAGTGTGGTGGGAAACGCCTTAATCACGTAGTTGGGAAACGCATTAATCACGTAGTACTTATACACCTCGTTAAATTCGGCGATGTCGATGGTCCTGATTTGTATATTTTTGATATTATCAAGCACCTTTTTCTGATCGGCACAGAATGAACAGTTTTCCGTGGTTACAATGAGAAGGCTATTGGGTGACAACTTTTTTTCATCTTCGTTGTCGTTCCCCCCCGCCAGCATTTTGAACTGCGCGTTTAAGCGACGCTGTGCTGCTGCTCCGCCGCCGCTGGGGCAGCGGCCGCCGCGACCCGAACAGTTGGGGCAGCTTGAACAGCCGGGGCAGTCCGAACAGCTTGAACAACCGCCGGAGAGAGAGGTCGCTTGTTGCCCCATGTTGACAATTTGAGAACAGTAAATAATAAATATTTTTTTCTTTTTCTTTGTTCTTTACGGGATAAAAAAATGAACATTTTTCGCAACGTCAATTTAAAATACCAGGGAAAAAGTTCGTCAACTAGTTCGTCGACCAGTTCGTCGACCAGTTCGTCGACCACGGTTAGTGCTAGAACAAAAAAAAAATCGGCGACCCGGCAGCCGCCGCCAGCAACTTGGCCGTCGCAGGTCATTCCCTCGTCGCAGCTGCCGTCCACCAACACCCGCGAGCTGTGGACGTCGGTCACCACGCGCAGCAATGGGGCCGGGGGAGGCAAGTGGATGGTGTTCTGTCCCAAAGAGCGTCAGGACAGCCACTGGGTTCGGTTGCTGGCCGCCGCTGACGAGCTCGGGCTGCCGCGACTGCAGTCCACGACGAAACGATGGAGCGACTTGAATCCGAACAAGGACGGAATGGTATTCGCGTTTTGCGGACCACCGTCCGACAAGGCGGCGTGCGTGAGCATCGGAGCTCGCATAAAAAGCCGGCTGGCGTATGGGGGGACACTGTACTACAAAAAAGACACGACCGATTCGACCGACCCGGACTCTACATTTTTGTACAAAATATAAAATGTGTAATGTTTTCTTTATTTTTGTGTGTCATTTTTGTGTGTCACTCGGGTTGTTTCATAAGTCGAGCCACTCGCTGCTTCATCGCCGGCGACGGGGAGTATAAAATGCAGCGGGTTCTGAGCTCCTCTGAAAACCGTTGGCCGGACCGCTCCACGACCTCCACCACTTGCTCGAGTTGCTTCCCCTCGTCGTGGTACAGGTGGAAAAGTACGTTAGCCGAGCGCCGCCGCTTCTCCGGAGGGCCCTCAGCGGGCGACAGCCGCCACAGAAAGTCGGCGATCGACAGTTTTTTGGTCTTAAATCGCCTGCTCTCGTTGGAGACTACGGCGGACGGCAGGCCGAGCCACTTGGCCAGCCGGACGACGTCGGCCGAGGCGTAGGTGGGTACGTCCTCCGTGCAAAACACAGACAGAAGCTTCGGGGGCGGTGGCACCGGCATTTGTTTCGTTTGTTTGGTTTGGTTGTTGTAGTCTTTTCTTTTTTTTATTCGATTCAAATTACCAACGGTGGGGCAGTGTCAGTACTCTGTGTTCGGCAGCTTCCAACCCCAAATCGAATACCGGTCATAACCTTTGAGAAAAATATATTGATGGTCAACTTCTTTGTCGTTATTTGTCAACTTGTCCTCTAGCAGAATTGTAATATTGTCTTTAAAAAGGCTCAGGTCACTTAGTTTGTCTCCGACGGTCAGCACAATGATATTTTTCTCGGACAGATCTTGGCGCATGGCCGACTTGTACTTCTCCTTTGTCTTGTCGTACCAATCGCCGCTTTGAAAGTAAATGTGGGGTTTTTTGTAACCAGCTTGCAGCAGGGTGTTTCTTGTGTCTCGGGTCAGAGACTTGTGTTTGGTGTTGCTAGCGCCGCGGGCGGTGACGAAAAAAATCTTGTAACCCAACTCAAGCGCGTAATCGTAAACCGGTTTCACGTATGGATTTGGGCACGTGACGTCGGGGTCCGCGGTGTTCATGATTGAGCACTCATCGATGTCCAGCACGAGGGCCAATTTTTTTTTAATTTTTCGCTTTTTTTTCTGCTCGTCGTATTTGATTTTCGCTTTTTCCAAAATTACACAGGCCATCTTCATTGCCGACTCTCCCGTGGCTCGTGTAAAGGGTTCTTTCTTTACGCCGATATCTCGGTTATGCAGATCGTAGTGCGGCACGCACTTTTTGTACTGTGTGGTGACGCTTGGTTTGAGTTTTGTTGACATTTTTTTTTTTAATAAGGGAAAAATAAAAAAAATCAAGAAAATTCTAAATTCGACCTTTCGAATGACAAAAGCATCATAAAATGGTGAATCACATGACCACCAACAATTACGTGACCAGCGACCGGGTACCTTAACGCCTCGACTGTCCGGTCCCCATGCTCCACACCGTTCGTATTTGCTTCAGAAAAAAAAAACTAGTTGAAACAAACCCTGTATGTCGACGTTCAAGTTGGTCCGCGACCTCTCGCATTGTGATCGTTGGTTGTTAGAGACGCTGGACCTTTACGTGAGGGAACTCATGGTGGAGGCAAAAAAATCGTCCGCCATAAAGCACTATGCGAATCTTGTGACGAACTTGCAAAGCACGTTGCTTGAAAAGACGGGCGAGATTGGTTTCGATGAAATGGTAAGCCGTGCATCCTCATTGGTCGTTTCGACTACACCTGACTTATCGAAGCACCACAATGCAGTGTGTGTAGCGATAAAACGGGTACTAAACCGATGCAATATCTTTTTGGACCGCTTGTTCGTCGACTCACCTATTGTGGACACCATTAACGAGGCACAGCTACTGAATTTCGAAAGAAAGGCGTGGAACATTGCACCGAGAAACAAACGAAGCAGGCTCCCCGATGCGATTGGACTGTTTTTTTTGTGGCGAACACTGCTGCGGAAGAGACTTTCGTTGTGTTATTTTCATTGACAATCACAACGAATACGATAGTGACGACGACGGCACAATTCTGGCGAGTCCGTAGTCCGGATGCACGGTGAAAAAGCTGGACGACATCGCGCTGCCACCAGCAACGCCGTTGACGACGGACTTTGCTATAGGAAAGGCGGTGACAAACGCTGGTCTCCGGTGGGTTGTTGCGGCCGAACGGCAGACATCTACCATGCAAAAAAACAGCAAAATTATAAAAACGACCCCGATCAGCGTCGACAAGAGGTACGGGCCGCGTGAGTCCCGTGTCAGTATGTACTGCAAACGGCTCTGTCGTTTGGGGATTGGGATTGCACTATAGTGCTGCAAGTCGTAGACAACACCCCTGACGCTGTTTTCCACAATGCGTGGTACTTTTTTAAAGTGTGTCATCATGTTGTGTGTCAACGACGGCGCCCCGTTCGGTTTGTTCAAGCGACATCCTTCTCTGGTCTTGGGAGCATCATGCGTCGCCAGCTGTACCGCGCTTCTCTGCTGTTCGTATTGTTCATCGTTGTCGGTCGTCGTCTCATTCCAACGCGTGATGTTTCTGGACCATACGTCTGTCAATCGGATTGGCATTGAACTTTTTTTTTGTCAACACCAAAAAAAACAAATGCTTTTGTTCAATGCAGAGGAAAATAATTCTGTGACAAAACCAGGAAAGCGACATCGGGAATGGCGAGCTATTTACGATTTTCAACTGACGCCGGTCGGTCCATATTTGACATTTCACCGAGGTGAAATCTTATACGACATAGAACCAACTAACAATCGCCTTTGGATTGGCAAGAAGAAGTGCGAGGATGGGGGTTTGTCGGAGCCCAGACTGCTACCGCTGGACTACTGCTACCCGTTGCCGACGGACGGCGACCACCGAAACCATGTTCCGTCACCGCTGCGGCAGAGTGGCACTTTTGTGACTGGTCGAGATAAGACTCGACTGTCCGTGCATTTTTCCACGGACCCCCTGTCAAACACCGATGCTCTGGGAGCGATCGTGCGTGCGGAGTGGATTCAATCGACAAACTCGACCAACTTTAACACGTTGCGGCCCGTTATCGAAATCTTTCGAGGGGTACGGGGTGAAACGCTGCAACCGAAAGTTCGAATGTTCTTGGGAAAGATTGTAGATGTGCATCGCGACAGCGACAGCGACAGAGTGATGTTGGAGTTGGAGACTCTGGGGCACAACGTGTACGCCACGCTGGTGTCGCGTATCAGGCGACGCCTTTTTCAGGGTCTTGACTACGTCGGTAAGCTTTTCGACAGAAAAATGCAAAACGAAACGTGGAGACTGCCGCAGCACAACAGCGTCGATGTCTCATTGAAAGTAAAAGAGATCTTGCAGGCTTTGCAAGTGGAGGAGTGCAGTGAGTGATTAGCGCAAAATAAATTAAAACTTAACTTTATTTATTATTATTTATCGTTAAATCGTGCAATGTTTTCGATATCTGTTTGACAATCTCATCCGGTCTCACCAATGCATGACAATACATTTCAGATATTAATTGAATACAACTCCAGTCGTGTGAAATTCCCCACATCAGCTGTCGCTCCACCTCGTCGTTCACAAACGTTCTTCCTGACAACACGCTGTTCAAAAAAATCCGCGGGCCGTCCGGCGCGTCCTCGACTTTGTCCAACCGTTGGTAGGTTATCGTGAGCATGCGGTTGCGGTAGTACAGGGCAATATAGTTGATAAAAATGACGGACGATGGGAAGTGCGGTCGGTTGTTGACCAAATCGTTGCGAAAAAACGCACGCCGCTCACACTGAATGTCTCGCGGGACCGCTGTGATGCTCGTGTGATGTCTCCGAACCTTGTCGTTCGTTTGCATAATTACCGAGGACTTAACCACCTGTGATCTGCGTCTCTTGCTGGGTCGTCGACCCGGATTCTGTTCCTGGTTTTTCACAAAGTCAGTCATTCATCAGGAATTTTTCAGCCAGCACCACAAACCACAATGAAAGCAGAATCACCCAAACCACACAAACAATAGAACCCGAAGTGCAGTTTCCGGTTTCTTTTACGGCAAATAGTACTGCTCGACCAGCGACCGAGTCCACTGGGCCGGTCCGTCGAAAGAATCGTCGACCGTCTTCTGTTTGCTGTGGTCGATCGGGTTCAAGAATCGACACACCAGACGAAGGTTGCCCGGGACGTGCCCCTTCAACGGATCGATGGCGTCGGGAGACATCCGGAAACACCTGTCGGCTTCGGCGTTGGTGCGGAGACGAATCCCGCTGAGTGCGCACCGCCCGCGCTGCTCCTCCAGCAGCTGTCGCAGGTGCCGCCAGTAGTCGTTCGCGGTCTCAAAGCATTGCCG